GCAGAATAGCACGATCATCTTTCGCTTTTTGAACGACAATTGCTGCCGATTCAAGTGAAGCTTCCGATAGATCCGCATCCGTTAAATCATTGCTTTGGTTTCCGCCAGCGGCAACAGGGTGAGCAGCAGAGAAAAGTACTACTCCGTCACCACCAAGACCACTTGTGAAACCGTTGTTGAAGATAGCCGCTGCTTTAGTTTGTTTAGTAGCAGCCATAGACCTTGCAAGAGATTTTGCTCTAATCTTGGCAAAAGTATCATACAAGTTATCTTCCATCGCCTCTTCCGTAACAGCAAATGCTAACGCAATTGTTTCATGCGTGTAGCGAGATGCCCAGCTTTCACTGGCACTTTCGTAAGAGACAGCCGAACCTTCAGGTTTTACCGGAGCTTCCCCGAAAGCAGTCATTAAGACTTCTTCTTCAAAGGCCCGATCAGAGTTCTCAATCTCAAAGAGCGGCTTCTGCTCTTCATCAATTGAGCCGTACTCCAACCCAAAGATAGCGTTTAAGCCGGGAAGAAGTTGTTTGCCAATACTAGCTCTATTAATAGCCATTTAACATTCCTCCCTTAGTTCGCAACGGAAACAGATAAATCAAGATGATTTGAAAGGCGAACAAGTACACGGGGATTAGCATCGCCAAATGCGTTACTTGGAACCTGATACAAACCTACGATACGTAGTGGGTTTGAAAGCGAAGTTCTTGAAGTAACCTGCACTGACCAAGCTGATTGTCCGGTGTACGTACTACCTGCTGAAATATCAACAAAGTAGTTTGCACTTTCTACATCAGTCTGACTTACTGTTGCGTTACATTGGATTTGGTAGATAGCAGATGGATCGTCCATAACATGAGCGATCACCGTACTGTCTCCCGATGAAGTACCAGACGGCCAGTAGTTCGACCAAGTGGGTTGGTTAGAATTAGGATCTACATAATTGCAGCCCTGAAAAACCCCGATTGGACGATCTGCTGTGACTGATACTGGTTGGATATATCCAGCACTAACTTTGACAAGATCACCACGAAAGATGGTATCTGCGTAAGTATTTGCTATTTGATACTCACTAGTTCCCATCGTGTTGTAACCGCTGCCGCGTTTTCGTACTGGAGTTAAACCATTAAAAGATGCTGCGAGAGCCATTAATGATTACCCCTTTCACAGTAGTTAAGTTTAACATTTAGGCATCGAATCTGGCCCTTTGACCAGTAGATACCCGTGATTTGCTTGAATCCGTAATGGGTACTCGACGATCTGGATGATCTCCGTGCAATCTGTTGGAAATAGCCTGTTCCATTTCATGAGTTCTTTTTTGAACAGCGTCTGACATAGCCTGTGCATATTCGATGGGTTGTTTAGCGAGGGCCACGTCACCTCGTAGTATGCATCCCGTCATTCTTCCGTCTTCCTGTACTTTGAATCCAGAAGATAATTCAGGGCAGTCTTCTGCCATAACAAATTTCCAGCCTTCCCGTTCTTTACGTCCGATATTCTGGTAGTCATCCTGACCATCCAGCATTATTCGTACCCAACGTAAAACATATCCTTCAGAGCGATATCTGTCTTTAACACTCTGAGGAAGCTTGAGCCAATCGTTATCTTCTATAGCTTCTAAAATTGCCTCACGAGATAAGCCTTCTCTTTCCTCCTGCGCCCGTGTCGTATTACGGGAAACAGTTTCAGATTGTACTGAACTTTCGTCCATTTCGTTTTCTACCATATTTACTTCTTCAACCATTTTTTTCTCCGCACGTTTTTGTTAAACTACAGTCGTATAATCACCATCAGCTCTATCTGCTTTCGCTTTCTCGGCTGCGTACCTTTCAAGAGGTATACTCCACTTTTTTGCCAGACGTACATCTTCCGATGTAAGTTTGACTTTATTTTTAGAGGCAGGAGAGTGCGATCTTCCTGCTACCGTTTGACGAGGCTTTGACGGAGTAGCCTCTTCCGAATACTTATTTGGTAACTCTTCCCGAAGCTTCAGATCCACCTTTTCGTAAAAAGAAGGATCAGTCGGATCTTCACCACTTTCCTTTAACTGTGCGTCAATAGAAAGTGCAACTGCTGTACGGGTTCTGTCTTTACCAAACCACTTGTTTTTTTCTGCCCATTCTTTTGCAAGAGGATCTACTCCATCTACAGAAGTATTTTCATACTCTTCCTTACGTTTTTCCTGCTCTCTTGAATATTCTTCAGACTGTTTTTTAATCCATTCTTTTTGTTGGGTAAGTAGTTTTAAGTCGGTTTGTGCTTCCGAAAGCTCTTCTTGAGCTTCAAGGACATTATCTTTATTCCCTTCATCGTAAGCATCTTTAAATTTATTCCTAGCACTTTCAAGTTTAGAAGTAATTTCTCCTTCTTTTGCCGTAGCCAATGCATCATCATAATCAAATTTTAGTTTCCCTACTTCCGACATTTGGTAACGAAGCTGATTTAATTCAGAACGTACCTTACCCAGTTCTGTGTCTCGATCCTTTCGTTGACGAATAAGCTGACGTATGCGTTTTTCAGCACCTTTTGTTTCAATTCCTTCAAGTTCCGGTTCTTCTTCTACTTCTTCCGGTTCTTCCGGTTCCACAGTCTCTTCCTGTTCTTGTACAGTAATACCATCTTCAGGAAGAACTTCTTCAATTTGATCATCTAACTGCTCTGGAACTTCAATTTCAGTCCACTTACCGTCATCATCGTCATTCTTTTTTTCGTCTACCATGTTACCTTTTCTCCGTAGTTGCGACTTCTACGTTCACGCTACCAATGAATACATTGGATCTACTTCTGATGGATCACTTATTCTCATTATGACCTGATCATCGTAGATAAGCAAGTACCGGATAGCTTTATATAAAAACTTTTGTCCGGTATGTTTACCATAACACACATAGTCTCCTTCAGAACACCATGCTCCTTCAGAAAACTTCTGTTTATCTTTATACGCTAATTCTCCAATCTTTACAACCTTTCCTACTGTTGTGAGATATTGAACATCATCTTTAAGACTGTCAGGCATAATAATTCCACCTTTTGTCTCGCTTCTTACAGATAAAGGACGAATAAGAACATGATAGCCGGGAAGTTCAGGAAGAATGTCAGGATCATCAACTTCATTAGCTGTAATCCACTGATCATTGCTGGTTGCTTTTCCCATATTGGGTTGTAATACCATGTGATTTAATGCTCCGTTTCGTTTTCTACTTGTTCAATTAGTGATTTAGTATACTCATCTATCACACGTATGGATCTTGTCAACCCCTCTATAACACCTGTGATGTGTTTATATTGTGGATAATCTTCACACATTCCAGTTGCAAGCTGTTCTGCAAGTTTCCTTATTTCTCCTTCTAATAAATATTTTAGTTCTGCGCCGTCTGAAAACATACTTTACTTCCGTAACAATTCCTAAACTTTTTATTCATGTATAAACACAGATCCTGAAAGTAATCTTTCCATATTGTATAATCTTTTTCTTTAGGTTTCACGAGACTATAATCTATTTTTGTATAGTCGTCAAACCCTGTCACCCTCTTTTACTCTGACGGTTTCTTGCCATCCTTTTAAAAGTTTTAGCTAAAGTTTTTGCACGTCCCGTACATCCGGGTTTAGTTATAGGTGTACACTTACCTTTTGTTCCCCGTTTAGCTATAGACTTATTTACCTTTTGTATCCATCTTTTATTTTTCTTTTTAGCCATCTTTTTGTTCCTTTACTGTAAAGGGATGATTTCCATTATGCATTTGTTCTACAGACTGTATACGATGTTTTAAATCACTTATGTCTGAAAGAAGAACACCTAACTCTCTGTTACGTCTTTCAAGATTATCAGGACTTAGAATCTTTGAAATTGTTTCTAACTGATTTGTTTTAACAGCTTCTCCTGCTTGTACCAGATCAAGAACAGAGTAGATCTCTGCAATGTTCTTTTTCATTTCTTCTCTGCTTGCAATCAGGTTTCGTACCTGTGTTCGTACAAGCATCCACGCTCCTGACAAAGAGGCCAGTACCGCTGCCAACTGTAAAAGCATTCTGCTGTCTAAGGCAATTGGTTCCATATTGTTTACGTACCATTTTCTTTTACTTTAGGATAAGTTAACATGGCCGGAACTCCTGAAAAATGTACACATGAAATTCCTGAAACATTTTCAAGCATCGAAGACCATGCTCCATTCTTGTTTAAAAATATTTTAAATACATTAGCCTTATCTACCAATCCTGTAAAAATAAGTTGATGTGCTGTGAAAACCTTTTGTATCTCTTTAGTAGGCGCACAATGAGCAGGAAGAGCAGTTATCATTGTTGTAACTATTATCTCCCCCTTTTTTTCTACAGTGCCTTGAGCTAACGCTATAGTAGAAAAAACCATCACTAAAAGAATACTAATAATAATTTTCTTCATTACGCTAATCCAAATAGCTCCCTTTCTGCTGCCCGTCGTCTAACTAAACCAGATAACTTCGTTTTTCCCTGCCTAACAAATCCTTTATCCTCATCAAAAAACTCAATGACAGCAGTTTCAATATCTCCCCGTTTCAAAGCTTTCCACCCGTTACTTTTTAAAACGGCACTTAGTCCTACATTAAAGGCTAAAGAGGACATAGCTTCAATTTGATTGTCAGTCAAATCTTTAATACCATCCTTTTTCGCTTTTCGTTTTAGTTGTTTTTTAAGTTCTGTGGTTCTTTTTTGTAGTTGAGCTTCTCCTTCTTCTTCCGTTATATCCGCACTATCTTTTCTTATAGACTTTCCTTTACTATCAGTTGTAAAACCCCATCCTCTAGTCCATTTATTTTCTCTTCTTTCTTGTTCTGTTGCTGCATAAGGAGAGCTTCTCCAACCTTCAAACTCTTTTATCAAATCTGTAGCGTTTTCATATTTCATTTTTGGTGGTCCTTCTCGTGGTACTCCCGGTAATGTTTCTTCTACTTCAGCGGAAACTGATATTTCTTCATCTTCTCCTGTTTCTCCTGTTTGCATGTAATGTTCAAGAGGAGTTAGTGGACCTGTTTTTTCTTCATACGTTTTTTCTTCAGGAGGTTTTGGAACAGCAATAGGCGGTCTGCCTTCACCTTCAAGTCTGGAAGGTTCTGTTTCCGTAGAATCCCTTT